CCATAAAACGGCTTCTTGGTTGTCTTGCTAAATCCTGTGCGTAGGGTCATGCCTTTCTCACAGCAATCAACAGGTGGTTTAGGTTGTTCTGGCACAGCTGCTACCCAGTCAGTTGTTGTCCACTGTTGCGGGTCTTCTAGCTTGTTTTCTACTGAATATGTTTCTTGTTTAGAATTGACGGCAGCCATTTCTTCTCTACTAGGTCTTTTTCCTTTAGCTGAGAAACCTGCGTTCGCAAGCGCTCGACCAATCGCACTTGTTTCCGCATTAGGTAAAGCGAAATTTGCATTAACACCCCTATCAGAAATAGTTTCAAGCGCAAGCCCAGTAGAGCACGGCTTGGAATCTGCTTCTGTCTTGAATAACTTGCAAAGTACAATGAATCGAGTGTTTGAGGCCTCGATAACCTCTGTTTCCAATCTTCCATCTGGGTATTCCTTCCACCACTTATGTAATCTTTCATCGACTGTTTCATAATTTGATAAATCAAAAGCCATTATTCCTGCCAATCTAGAGCGCTGTCTTGCATCGCCTCATGGCATGTTTTGGCAATAGCAATATACGCAGCTGCGTCTTTGTAATGATCTGATACCTCTGGCGATTCGACTGATCTACTGATCTTGACCAAGCACATGGCCATAGCCACCTGGTTTGCTGTAATCGGAAAATGAAAATAAGCAGACCATAATTCGGCAATACGACTATGCTGACTGTAAGGGTGTCCGTACTGTGAACCCCTTGCGTGTATAAGCTCTGTTGCATCTGCAAATAGCTTCTCAGTTGTTGTGGACATTGTTATCGACCATCCTTCTATGCATATCCCAGCCATCTTTACGGCCTCGCCAGTAATGTATAGTTTTGATGTTTTCTATGTAAGTGCCAATAGCCCAGGTTAATAATAAACCTGCGACTATGCCCCACATGATTAGATACCCAAAGTCTTTAAGCTCTGTGTACATGTAGCCCTACTTTCTATGCGCACACCTTGTGGCATAGCAATAGTGTTGCACCTGTGTACGACTTTGTGGATGATTTAGGGCTATATTTTGGTAACAATTAGATAACGTTTAATTCGTCTATCTTGTCTATCTGCTCATCTATCGAGCGTGGCTGGTAGTCGGTATTACGACCCATAGTTGCGCTTATTATACGTGAATGATCCGTCATGGTTTACAGGTACTAGCTCTACTTGCTGCCCATGCTTGCCAAATGAGATTACAACAAAGCCCATATTCCAATCGCCTGAGTTGTATTTTAGATAATTAGCGGCTTTCATGTTCATGAGATGCCCCGCCTCAATACCCCAAATCGTGGAATAACGGCCGTTTAAGCCAGTTTGGTGTCGGACTGCACCCTGCCTATGCGAGTGCCCACAAACAGTGTTTAACGACCATTTCTTGGCCAAATTGAGGCTAGTTATACCCGCATGCTTAGACATGTTGCCTTCATCTCCATGGGCTAAAAACCAGTTTTTTTCGAATTGGTAGCCCTTACGATGGAATCTGATGCCTAAAGAACTAAAATCCATAAAGCGTTCATAGGTTAATTCTGGTAATCCAATAAGGCTAGGTGCGCCTTTAAGCAAGGTTGTATACAGCCTGTCTGTGTGGTTAGAACGGACTATATCTGTCGTGCCTAACTCAAATAGAATATCTTGGGCAAGGTTTCTTTCTTCGTGTAGCGTTTCTGCAAATTCTGTTTTTGTGCCCTTTACCCACCTAGACTGGCTTGTAAAGTCAAGCTCATCACCAGTGTTTAATACGTAATCAAAACGCTCACGCTTGGACATCTTAATAAGATTAGATACTGCCTTAGGATGGTGCAGGGGAATTTGTAAATCTGGAACTATTAAATACCTTCTGTTGGCTTTAATTATTATTCCTCGTCCTCGTAGGGGTCATGGTCTGGATTTACTGGGTTAAAGTCTGGGCTAGATGGCACTAGCCAGTCTGGGAAAGCATTACGATCACACATACCTAAAGCCTGGTCAGCTGGAAATCCTGCACGCCTAAGACTTAAATAAAACTCACGTAGTGCTATGGCATAGGTATCTAACTTAGTGTTGATCTGCTCATGGGTGTATTTACCCTTGCGCTTGTTTACCTTCTTGCGTTTACGTGCAGTAGCCATATTGAAATTATCGCTTACTTATGATAGAGAACAGATCATCGACACGCTGTTCTAATCTTGTTAATTGATCTTTCATGCTAGAGCCACCATTTGGTCGCAACTCGTTTAGCCAGCCTTTAACTAAGAAACGAAGTCCTATTAGCACGGCGCTCAGCACGGCGCAAACGCCAGCGCCAAAGCCAGCCCACTCTGAAGGGCTCATTTCGCATTAACGCCGTAATCAACTTCTAGCCCAGAAGTAGGATCGACAGCTTTAACTAATGGTGCAACTATCGCACCGAGTAATGTTGCATAAGCAGGGTGAATATCAGCGACTATAGCCAATACCACTGTAATCCCACTAGCTGCCACAGCTCTTAAATAAGACTTTATTGCTGCTTTGTGTTTTCTTGATAGTTTCATATCTTGCCCCCTAATAGTGGTATATCGAAAGGTTTACCATCTTTGTCGCCAGCCTTTGTAAAGCTAATGTGAATGTGTCGCTTGTGTGGGTTAATGCCACGATACCTGCGCCACTTAAAACCAAATACTTTAGATGCTATAAAGCCATTATGAATTACGTAAGATATACGCTTATCGGTTTTAGCACAGATTCGGATTTGGTCAGCCAGATATATTGAGAGTTGTTCGGATGAATCCAAGCGAGAATCAATATCAACGGCTCGGACGATCCCAGATTTGTCTGGATTATGATCCGATTTGGCGGCGCTATGACGAGCATCACCAATCCACCCATCACTGGTAGTCCTGCGATCTGGATACCAGGTATCAATTTGATCTCTTAACTGCTCGCCAGCTGCACAAAGTCTTGGTTTCATTAGCCTAGTAGTAGCTGTGCTTCTTCTGAGGTAATGCCTAAGCGATCTAATAGCTCTGCTCTAGCCTCTGCCTTAGCTGCTTTGTCTGCCTCTTCTTGGGCTTTCTGTGCTGCATACTCAGCAGCCATAGCCTCACGCTCTGCGATTTCTTCTGCGGTTAGTTCAACCTCAGTAGTTTCGCCTGTTGAGCAATCTACGATTAGTTTAGTTGGCATTGTTTTCCTTTCGTTATGCGTTGGATATTCCGTATAGATAAGCGGTTGAGTATTGAACAAAGTTTGTAGGGTTATCACTTAAAACAGTAATACCACTAATAACAGAAGAACTAGACCATAAACCAGCCATTAGGGAAGTTACTCCATCAATAGTACTTGTATTAGATTCTGCTACTTGATCAATAGATACAGATTTATTATTTGAAGAAGTATAATTAGGAATATAAACTTGTATATTACCAAAAGTGGATGCAGTTGCGTTAGCACCTGGGCAACGGGTAAGCAATAAACCAGGATCAACTGTGCTAGATGATGCACTAGAACCATTACCCATTAAGCGTATTGTCTTCAAATTATTATCATTGGTTGCACCATTAAAACGCATTTTTGGTGTATCTATTACTGCCGCGTTATCTGTTCTTAATGATAGCAAAACACACAAATCCGTATATGTATTAGGTATGCTAGTAAACTCTATGTTAGCCGCACCGCCTGAGCCTACTGTTACGCTTGAAATTAAAGTATATGTAGTTGCCATATTATGCCTTTAGTATTCCGTAGAGGGTTATATTTGTTCCAGCGGTAAAAGTTGTTGAATCATTAAGAAAGACAATTTGGTTTATTGCAGAAGTTGAACGCCATAAATCAACGCCAGAAGATACAGTATCAGTTGCATCACTTTGTCGCCACAAATAAGTTTTATATGTAGTGGTATTTGAGTAATTTTGAATGTTCACAATGGTTACATCAGTTGATGACCAAGCGCCGCCAATTTCACCTTTAGTTTGATTACTTGACCGACTTGACCCATAACCAGAACCAAACCCATACATTTTTGTTAAAGAATAATTTGACCCTGTATCACCATTAAATTGTAAGTAAATACCACTTGCTACAGTTGTGCCGCCTCTAAAGATAACAACCATATCAGTATAAGAACCACTTATAGAACTAAATGTAACTGTTGCCTGAGCGCTACCCAGAGTAGTTGTCGCTATCTTTTCATATGTAGATGCCATTATGCCCCCTTAATGCCGTATAGGGCGAATTGAGAATACTCCGCAAAGTTATCCGAATTAGGATAAATTGTTAATGAGGTTATAGCCGCAGTATTACGCCAGTTGCCTGAGAATAAAAATATATTACCGCTACCATTAAAATCTTTACCACTTAAACCTCTTGCAGTTTTATATTTATTAGTATTGGCATAATCAAGAACATCATAAACAAGTGCTGAAAATATATTAGTCTGCGGTGAATTGCTAGAACTTGCTTCACCTGCATAAGAGGTATTAGCCTCACCATAGGCACTAGCAGAACTGCCATCACCAAATAATCTGTGAAATGAATAATTACTACCAGTATCAGAATTAAATCTAAATCTTACGCTTTCACTATTGTTGGCAGTATTTTTAATTATTGCTCTTAACTGTAAATGTGCGTAGTCGGCAGGTATTGAACTAAAGGTAACGCTAGAACTTCCACCTGAGCCAACAGTTACAGTAGCAATAGACTCATAACTGTTTGGCACACCAAATGTAACCAACCCACCATAGCCTCTAGCCGAGGCTCCTGCTAATGTCGTAATTAACGGCATTGTTTCCCCTTAAGCGAACTTAGTTTGAGTTTCTA